GAAAAAGCAATCTTCGCCTGCTCGAAACGGTCAGCTTCTTCGATGATGGACTTGCCAATCTCAACAGCGCCGATGGTTTCAGCCACATGCATGACTGTCTCGCGGATCTGCTTCATGCCTTCGAGATATTTCTTTTTTCCTTCTTCGTTCGTCTTGAAACCCAAGAGCGTAACGAGCTCGGACACAATCATCTATTTCTCCGAATCAAAACCTTCGGCCGCTGCTTCCATATCTGCGCGCATATCAAGCAGCGCGTTAGCCTTCAGCAGATCTTCATACGTCCACTCTTCTTTCAACTCTTGAAGAGGAGTTCCTTTCTCAAGCCAGATCCGCCATAACAGATATTCACTCTCTAGGTCATCTGAGAGCTTACCGACGTCTCCGATTTGCTTGAGTCGCTCGTCTCGCTTTCGTCGGCCTTTCGAGAGGAAAGCATTGTCCTGATCTGGCGACCAAAACTGGCCGCCTTCCCGAAAAAATCCGGATAGTTTGACTCGAGCACGAAGAAAATCACCGGATACACCGTGAATAGATGCCCCTGAAACACATTATCCATGGCGCTCTCGAAGTTTCCCCCGAGCACGAATGTGAGCGTTTGGCCGTCGGGGCCACGTTTGGTGCACGTGACATTCTTCAGGAGCCGTTTGATAAGCTGCTCGAACTCATCTTCGGTGAGTTCTGCGGCGAGTTTCTCGATTGCCAATGCGATTGCTGAACCGTCGACTACCAGGCTGTCGAATGACTTGGCCTGAGTAATGCCACCAACCGCGTTCACAAGTTGTCCGAGCGCAGGCCCGAAAAGCCTCAAAAGGTAAGGCTTGAGCCTGAGTGCCTCAATTGAAGTGAACTTCACGACGCTGAAGGTCATGCCGTCGATTTCTTTCTGCTTTGTTTCTGCCACGTGCTTCTCCTTTCACTTGGCTTACAGTATCTGACCGCCGATCGCGTTCTCTGCGACCTGGGAGGTATCAAAGATCCACGCCCGATCGGATATCTCTTTCCCGTCCTGCATCTCAGGGTCCTGCCTGATCCATGCTTGCGGCCACAGTCTGAGCGTGGTTCCGTTCAGGTCGGTGATCTGCAGCGATCCGATTCCAAGATTTGAAATCCTGTCCGCCTCCGCCATCTGCGACAGATAGGTGTTGGACAAAGACGTCTGCAGTAGGGTGATCGTAACCTCGTGCGTATCATCATTGCTTCGTGCACGAGCCACTTCTCCATCCGCGCCCACGTGCTTGGTAAACCGCTGAGCAGGCTGAGTGACTTGGATGAAGGTCCCGTCGGCAAATCCGCTGAGCGGTATACCGGCAAAGGTGATCACTACCTTTTTTGGGTCGTATGTCTTCGCAATCGGTGACGACATCGTTCATGCCTCCATTAGTTCGTGAGCGTGCCCTGGATCTGCACGTTGTTGATCGCGCCGGCGAGCTCTGCCGTGAATGTCACGTCCGGCAGAATGCGATTCCCTTTGTTCGTCGAGCTCACGGCAGCCGCGGTGGGTGCCGTAACCGAGTAGCTGGCAAGGAATCCATTCTGGACACCCTCGTTCAGCGCCGCCTTGAGCTCGGCAACAAGCCCCTGTATGCCGCCATCGGTGAAGGGAACCTTTTGCGAGTTGACGAGCACCGTGTAGAGTCTGTTCTGAATTCTCGCCTGCAGCCAGTCGGTCCCGTGAATGACGTCGAAGTAGTCAGAACTACCGACCTGGCCCATCTGCACGATGTTGACACCGGAGATTGCAGTGTATAGGTTTCCGTACTTCGCCAAGCCATTTTCAATCTGGTTCTCGAGAATCGCGTCAGCAGGGACGGTCGCGAGTTGCTTAAACGCCCAGTTGATCGTACCGGGAGTGTAGGGGAAAATCTTCCCAATGATCGCCGCATCGACATATGGCTCGCTGGCCGTGCCGGTGAGGCTATGAAATAGTGCTCCGGTCCGTGTGTATTTACCGGAGGCAAGCACCGCGAAGATGTCGCCTGCGGTGAGCGTAAGGACGACTGCCGTACCGGTAGCGGTCGCGTTTTCGGTAAGAGTCACCTGGGTCGCGCTATCAACCGATTGGATCGTGGCGCCAGCCGGAATACCTGTGCCCGCCATTCCATCACCAACGGCCATCTGAGAAGTATCGGCAATTCCCGTGATCACCCCTGATCCGGTGGTCGTGTCCCCGGCGCTCGCCAGCGTAAGGAAGTTCCGATTCACACAATTTAGGTCGCCTGTGGCAAGCATGCACAATCGTTTGTTTGCCTCGACCCATTCAGCCACGACAGTCTGATCTACTGCATCGCGAGCGCCCACGATTACTCCGTAGAACGAAGGGTTCTCGGCAAGCATTGCGTTGAGTGCCGTGGTCCACGTTTCTGTTCCGTCGCCGCCGGTCTCCTTTCGACCAACCATGAAGGTTTGAATCGACGGATTCTGGGCGAGCAACGCCTGGGCGGCAAGATAGACGAAGGAGCTTGTCGGGCAGCCAGCCGCTGCAAGCGCGGCAAGACTCGTGAATGTCTGTGTTCGCGTCGTGAACGCTGTAGTCCAGCTTGACTTGAGGAACTCCGCGGCAATGATCGGAATATTGAACGCAGCCTGAGTCGGAGTCAGAGTTGATTTGGAGATCGTGATCTGAATGATTCGGTCTATTCCAGTGTCTGCCATGGTAATCTACCTCCTAAATGCCGGCCGTGCCGGTCACCGTCTCGTCCGCGCTTGCATCAGGCTTTTCTACCGTCCCCGAATACTGTACGGTTTCAATCCACGGCGCTCCCGAATGCGAGATCTCCCGCCGCACTCCGCACGTCCATTCCATGACATATCGACGCTCCGCAGTCAGGTCGATGATCTGCGAGACATCGCGCGCCGGCGTGTGCTGCCTATGCGCCAGTCCCACTGCATCAAGAGCGTCAAACCAGAACGGGTCCTCCAGACTGTCTGCGATCGCATCCAGTGGATCTCGCATGTCCTCGCCGTAGCCCTGGATTGAGACCGTGAAGTCCTGATCGAGCGCTATCGTCTGTACACCGGTCGTAGGGTCCGAAGGATTGGACAGTATGACCGGGCCTTGATATGCCTGCCCTGGGCGTGCCTGGGCAATGATGTTCAACCCCACATACCCTACGTTCGGACGCCTGCCGTTTTGATTCGCCCAGATCACGGGTATCGTTGATCCTGACTGGTTCACGACTTGGTTGATGTAGTCTTGAATCGCTGTCTCCACATCGTCCCATGTCATGTTCCTTCCTTCGCCCGAATCAACAGGTACTCGTTATTCGGAAGAATCCCGTTTCCCCAGCGCGCCGCCTGCTCTACCTGCCAGTCAAAGCCATCGATCGATACAATGTCGCCGGAAGTCTGGGCGATCGGATCGGTGATTGCGAGCACCCCGTCAGTGATCAGGATCTGCGCGCCCTGATCGCGCTTGCCCTCCGGAAGAGTCTGCAGCACGTAATCGGGAGCATTGTGCAATGTCCCGGAGACGATGAACGAAGTCCCTGGAGCGCCTGTTACCCATTTCCCGTTCACGTAACTGCCATTTGGCTGCGGGGTTACTGTGAATGAACGGCCTGAGAACAAAAGGCTCATTCCACGCCCCCGCCCATCTCGCGGACTTCGTACTTGATGCCCTGTCGAAGACCTCCGGTGTCGATAAGCGGCCTTCCCTGCCTGATCTTCAGAGGCGGCCAGCTTACGCCTTCAGGCTCCGTGATCTGCTTTTGGACGCCGCTTACAGCGAACACGCCGAGCGTCTTCATGCCCTGTTCGGCTGTCATCTCCCCCGACTCGACCTTCTTCAGCATCGAAGCAATTGCCCGGGTGATCTGGTCCTTCTTCGCATTTGCCCAGGATCGGAGAAAACTGCGTTCAGGTATTACAACCTCACTCTTGCCTTTGCTCAGATGGATACCAATTGCGTGAAGGTATGCCCTCATGCGTGGCGTCACCCGAATCCGGGCACCAAACTCCTGAACGGCGGCGATGAGCGCAAGACTTGCCGAAGGGCGCCCGTCGCTCCCTTTGTGATCTGTCCCCTTCAAGACGCCCACCGCAACGACCTTTGACTTGAACTTCGATACTTCGCGTTCTATCTGTTTCCAGCCGCGGTCCTTTTCGACGAACTGTCTCGGCATCGCGCCTACCCTATTGGGTTCCACTGAACCACATCATCCGGATCAAGTGCGTTGTCTCCCGGATTCGGATATCCCGCAGCAGAGATCGAAAATCCGGAAACGTGCTTTTTGATGAGCGCCTGAAGCCGTACACCAAATGAAGTCTGACTCAAGTCTGACTCTTTGATATTGCCCTTGCCGGTGTTGAAAGCCTGCGAGAGTCGGCCCTCTGCTTTGCTCTGGACTGCACCGGATTCGCCCAGCGGTCGCTGATCAAGCGTCCAGTTATGCATTGCTCGAAGCGCTATCGCGTACTGATAGTCTGCTCCGAATGCGGTCATGTCCGTGACCTGCGCCGCCGTGTCGATGTACATCTGCAGAAGAGGCGAAGTTGAAAGCGCTGGAAGCACCTTGATGTAGTCGGAAGCGGCATAGGCCATCTTCTACTCGTCCTTCATCGTCGGAAGCGGTGGAATTTCAATATCCGTCAGCGGCTCGAGGTTGGAAGTTGCCGGATTCGGAAACTTCTTTTTCGTGCACGCCACAATGATCGCTGCCCTCACCGCTTCTCGTGAATCTTCCTGAAACCACCGATAAAGCGGATCCATTCCCACAGCCTGGTTTACCATCGTCAGAGCGTCCTTGAGCTCAAGATCGGTGATCTTGGTCGCGGGAGTCTTTCTGCCGTCTTTTCGCTTGAGTTCGACGACCTCAAGGTACGGTGAGTCGATGTGAACCTTACCGACTTCCCATTCGTTGTCCGGAATCTCATTCATCCCGGGCCAGAGCATGAACGAAGGACGCGCAACATTGATGTGCTTAGTTGCCTCGGTGTGAATGAGCGGCACCGTCGTCGGGCCGCTCCCTTTCCAGTTCACCAGCATAGGCTTCTCCTTTCCTTCTGGTCAGATTCCGTCGCCGGAGGCGATCGAAAGCGGGTAGTAGATGATGGCGCCGGCCGTCCGCGCGTGACACGGGATGTCAAACTCGAGTCCCTTCTGCTGCGGATCGAACTGCTCGAACGGCTGCGGTATCTCGAGAGTGAGATGCATGTCGTCATTCGCAAACACGATCATCCGCGTGCCACCTGATGCACCTGCGGTCGCGAGCTCCGGAATCCAATCGACTTTCTTCAGCCACGGGCTGTTCTTGAGAACGAACTCAAGAATCGTGGTGTCAGACAACGTGGAACGCGGAGTCGACGCCATAAGCACGAAGTTCGGAATCGGAACAAGCAGGTTGTCAGGCTCTTCGACACCGTTCGTGCCGGAGACAACCGTAGACACTATCCCGGTGCAATCGGCTATTACCTGGTCGGCGGTCTTGCTCGCCCAGGTCTTGCTTGATCCGGTGCCGACGGCAGGTACGGTGTAGGACTGAATCCCGTTGGCGTTGAAGAATCCGGTGATTCCGTTCGTCGGATCTCCGAGGAACGCGACCTGGTTGATGATCTGGTCTACATCCCGTCGGGCTGCCGCGGCGCGCCGCTGGTCAAGCCGCTTCCCGGAATACTGTGAC